TTGTGGCTTTACACCTGACGTAGAGAAAGCAGGCTTTGTAGCCTTTGACGCTCTCACTGAAGAAGCTGTCATTGGCTGGGTGCAAGAGTCTATGGACGTAGAAGCTCTGGAAGCTGGTCTTGATGCACAGCTTGCTGAGATGGCTGCTCCTACTTCAGTAGCTGGTACACCTTGGTAAATAGGAGATAGTAATATGGCCGTAGAAGAATCAGTAAAAGAAACAGTAGATGTGTTGGCCGCCTCAACTGGCATACTTTCTTTAGTAGCTTGGCTGCCTCCTACGGCCTCTTTGTTTACTATTATATGGTTAGGTATAAGGATATATGAATCAGATACTATACAAGGATTTGTCAACAAGGAAGATTAAATGCAGTTTTATATTTTAACATCTACTGATTATAATGCACTTGTCAGACATTTTAATGTAGCTTATAGTAACATTCAAGTAGAAGATGCAGTTGTAGTTATAAACAGTTTAGATAAAGAGTATATTGAAAAAGCTAAAAATTTTTGCATAGAACAAAAAATAGAATATTACATTACAGAAAGCAACGGAACTCCAGCAAAAGGTAAAAACTCTGTGTTGGAGATTTTCCTAGAATCTAATAACGACTACTGTGTCATGGTAGACGGAGATGATTTTTTAACGCCTCACGGTGTTTGGATGTATAAGAACTTAGAAAAATCAGATAGTCCTCCTGATGCTGTATGTCTAATAAATCAAAAATCTTTTAGGCATATAAACAATACTTTATATTCTTTACAGCCTTTTACAGTAAACTACGGAGAGTTGTTAAACTCTGATTACTATACAATGTTCAAAGAAGATTATGGTTTAAGCTCAGAAAAAGCTATGTATTTTCAAAGCTTACACTATAAATTTTATGCTCAGCATCGTAAGTATTCACAAGACTATGAAGTCCATTGTCGTGTAACGTGGTTAAGCAAGAAAGCAGCACAGTTTAAATTTGACGAAGATATAGCTGTAGGTGAAGATACTTTGCATATGTTTGAATTAAAAAACCAAGCAGTACTAGGCAACTTAAAATTTTATACTACGGATGAAACCCCAGCAACTTATGTGTATGACGAAAGAACCGCTGGGACTGTAATGAGTGTATCTAAATTTGGTTCTGATTATGAGTGGATGGATGAGTATTTAAACAAGCTTCAAGATATGGAAGATGAAAATAAACTACATGAAAATGTAAAGCTTCCAGAACTTAAAGTAGATTATCCCGTTGTGTACAACAAAGGTGATTATAAACTAACAGATAAATATATTCATAAATTTAATAATTTAGATATTGAGCTTCCTAAAAATGCTTCAGATATTTCAATAAAAAAAAGTTATTATTATTTAACTAAATATGCTGCTTAGCAGAAAGGAAAGTAAATGAGCAAGGCATCAAAAACTTTAAAAATAAAAGTTAATAAGCTTAGAGCTATGGCTTATGGCGGCGGCTTAATGAATGAAATTGTTACTTATGGGTCAAGGGGCGGTGGCGGTGGCGGTGGCGGAAGTCCCGTTTCTAATATTAATCAAAATCAAAGCGGAGCTTATAATCCATCCTATAGGGCTGGCACAGGCACAGCAGGGGGTAGCGGCAGTACTGGATACGCTGCTCCTATTAGAGACATAAGCTTTCAAACTGATGCTGAAGCAGAGGCAGAGGCTTTAAGACTTAAAAAAATACAAGAAGATGCAGCAAGAGAAAAAGCCTTGCAAGACGAAATAGATAGATTAAACGCTGAAAAAAAGAAAGCAGCAGAGGAAACAAATATGGCAACACCAGCAGATACTACAGAGTTAACTAAAGCACAGCAAGTAGCTATGACTAATGCCCAACAATCAGTTAGCGGTTACGGTGGAGCAAGAGGCACAGGCGGAAGTTCAAGTGCAGGAGGTACTGCTGGAGGTGGCAGAGCTACTCAAATAGGCACGGGCGCTCCGGTTAAAATTGACCAGACAAATCCTGTGTATGATGTGCCCGAAATGAAAGCTGCAAAGGTTTCTGGATATGGAGCAACTACAGCACCGGGAGAAGTTCAATCTGTTGGCTATGCAGGAACAGTTACTGTTAATGATATTACAAAGCCAACTATGGATGAAGCTGCTACACAAGGCACTGTTCCAGAGGTTAAAGGCCCACAAGAGCCTATACTAGGCGCTACATATGATGCAGACCAAGTAGGCTATGGCGCTAAAGCTAAGGCAGCTAAAGCAAGCCTAGGCCCCGGAGCTGTTATTGAAGGAGCTGTTGAAGGTGAAGCTTCTAAAGTAGACACGGCTGAAAGAGACTTTTACGAAGAAGAACGAGCTAAAGGTACAGCCGCTGAGCGCCCAGACGAAAAAGACTACGCTACTGGCGTAACTACTGACGAGCGCTTTAAAATTATTGAAGCTAGAGACCCTGAAGCTGCTACACGCATAGCTCAAACAATGTCAAGCAGAGAGCAAAAAGACTTATTAGACATTATATCTACAGAAGGCGTTGACCTAGAAGCTATTCCAGAATTTGCATTGGCTAGAGAGCGTGTTGCACAAGTAGGCGAAGCTAAAACTAGAATTGCTAATGAACTTAAAGATACTCCGTCTGTAGACCTTCAAGGTCGCCAAGCTATTACGGGCGAAGCGCCTAAAGGAGATGCTGCACAGATTGGCGGTGTTCCTACTGCGGCTGCTGCAACAATGCAAGCAGTAACAGGAAAAGAAAGAATTACGGCGGCTGCGGATATGATGGCTGTTGTAGCTAATATGCCCAAAGAAATTACAGCGGCTATTTCTCAAGACCCTGCAAGCGTAGAAGCTCAAATAGATTCGGGTGCTGACCCAAAAACAGTTGCGGCTGTAGCGGCCCTGCCAACTGAAGCTTTAGTTTCTACTCAGATAGAAAGTCTGTTAGCGGGAATGGAAGACGGAGAAACTCCAGCGTGGGCTAGACCGGCTGTTGCAGCTATTGAATCTCAGATGGCTCGTAGAGGACTGTCAGCGTCCACTGTAGGCCGTGATGCATTGTTTAATGCTATCATACAGAGTGCGCTTCCAATTGCTCAGAGCAATGCACAGGCCCTTCAGACACGTGCGCAACAGAACCTTAGCAACGAACAACAAGCTAACATGTCAACTGCGCAGAATGTTATGCAAGTGCGTATGCAGAATCTCGCTAACGAGCAGACTGCCGCATCTCAAACAGCAGACATGGCTCAGCAAATCAAAGTACAGCAGGGCACTTTTGACCAGCAAGCAGTGATGACTACGGCTCAGCAGCAGCAAGAAACCAGCCTTGCTAATGCTCAAATGGCTCAACAACGCGCACAACAAGAATCTTCACAGCGTCAACAAACAGCTATTGCTAACTTAAATACTGGCGCACAGATGGACTTGGCAAACTTGCAAGCTCTTAATTCTGCTGCGTCACAAAACTTAACTGCTGAGCAACAGTCTACGCTTGCTGAATATAATGCTAAGGTTGCGCGTACTATGCGTCAAGCTGAGCTATCGCAAGATATGGAAAAAGCAAATTTGTCTGGAGAGCTACAAGTCGAGCTTTCTAACCTTACAGAACAAAACGCAGCGTCCAGAGAAACAATGAGTGCTGAAAATCAAGAGCGTTTAACAAACCTTAACGTCCTTGTAGATTTCAAAAAGACTAATGCTTCTCTTGCACAGCAGATGGATTTAGCTAATCTAAATAATGAACAGCAAATGGAATTAGCTAACTTGTCTGAAAGAGCCGCAACAGACAGCGCAAACTTTACTGAAGCTAATCGGATGAAGCTTCAAGAGCTTACTATCTATACAAACATGATGGCTAAGAACGAAGACCTGCGGAAAAGTGCAGAGATGGCTCAGTTAAGCGCCTCTGAAAAAGTACAGCTTGCTAATCTTACTTTTAAAAACCAAGCTGATTCAGAAAGCATGAGTGCTGCAAACGTAGCAGAACTTCAAGCCTACGAAAAGAAAATGGCAGCCGGTCAAATAAACGCACAGCTTGCACAGCAAATGGGCCTTGCAAACCTTAGCAACGAGCAAAGCGCAGCGATGTTTAATGCTCAGATTAACGCTAACTTTGACATGAGTCAAATGTCTAACGAACAACAAATGGCTGTGGCTAACAGTAAGTTCATGCAGACTATGACAGTCACTAAGTTTAATGCAGACCAGCAGTCGGCTATTCAGAATGCTACAATGTTGACTCAGGTAGACATGGCTAATGCTGATGCGGCTACTCGCGTAAGAGTAGAAAATGCTAAAAGCTTTTTGTCTATGGACATGGCAAATCTTAGCAACGAACAACAAGCAAACGTGTTGACAGCTCAGAACCAGCAGCAAGTTTTATTGAGCGACCAAGCGGCAAAAAACGCTTCTAGACAGTTTTCAGCAGCTAACCAGCAACAAGCTGACCAGTTTATGGCAAGCATAGGCGTACAAATAGAACAGTATAACGCCTCTGCGATGGCGGCGCGGGAACAGTTCAATGCAACTGAGGCTAATAGGATGGCTGCTATTGAAGCAGGAAATGAAATGCAAGTGGCTCAATTTAACGAACAGCTAAGCGCAGATATTCAAAAGTTTAATGAACAATCAGATTTTCAACGTGCCCAGTGGAATGCCTCAAACGCACAGGCTGTTGAGCAGTCTAATGTTCAATGGCGTAGACAAGCAAACTTGGCTAATACTGCGGCTGAAAATACCGCAAACCAACAAAATGCACAAATCGCTTACAACTTGACATCTCAGGAGCAGACTCAGCTATGGCAACAGTTACGTGACGAAGCAGCTTACATACGTCAAAACTATGAAAACGAACAACAGCGTAAAGCTCAAATGATTGCAACAGCAATTGGTAATGAGTCCGTGTTTAAAAATTCAAAAGATACTACAACATTTATTGACACACTGGAACAAGCACTAGGTTCAGTAGGCTAAGAGGAAAGAATAATGGGATTTTTTAAAAAAGTATTTAAAGGCGTTAAGAAAGGGTTTAAAAGCATTGGCAAGGGCATTAAGTCTGTTTTTAAAAAGATTGGCAAATTTATGGGCAAAATTGGCATTGTAGGCCAGTTAGCTCTTATGTTTACGCCGGTGGGGGCCATGATGGGTAACTTGTTTTCAGGGATAGGGCAAGTCGCCGGAGAAATGTTTACTAAAGTTACAGGTGCTTTAGCTAAAGGCGGACAGTTGGCACAGGGCGCTGGTAAGATTCTTGAAGCCGGTGCAAGCTTTGCAAAAGCGGGACACTCTGCGTTTAGAACTGTTACAGAAGGGGTATCTACTTTTGTAAAAGAGTTTGGTGGCGCAGCGTTAAATAAAATTCCCGGCATGAATAAACTAATGCCTAGCATAACGGACAAGACGTTTACCTCAGCTTGGAATGCTACGGAACAAGCTGTATTAGATAATTATGAACTTGTAAGGTCTAATTTCTCAGATGCTATCGGAGGAAAAATGCCTACCGCTAGTCAACAAACTGCATTAAACACTCAGGAAGCTGCGGTTTCTACAAAAGCAACGACAGGTACAGGCCCTATGAGAGAAGGGTATCAGTTTCCTACGGATGCTCCGGCTGCTCAAGAGTTTGGGCCGTTAGCAGAAAACCCTAGCTTTAGTTCACCGGCATCTGGTTCTATGCCGCAACAAAGCTCACTTGGTTCTCAGTCATCTTCAGCCATTAACCCCATTACAAACAAGCCTTATGATATGAGCAACACTATAAAAGGCTTCGGGTTAGATAAAGCAGCGCCCCAGAAAAGCCTGTTAGCTAAAGCTGGCGACTATGTAAAAGAACAGTATACCGACTTCCTTGATGGCAGGGATTTAAAAACTGCTACAATGGAAGAGACTGTTGACTGGGCTAAAGGGCAGATAGATTTAATTCCAAATGAAATGGGAAAGCTAGCCAAACAACGACTATATCAAAACATAGGTTTAGAAGCAAAGCCTGAAACTACAGTAAATCAGTACGGCTCTTATGTTCCTGAGTTTTCTACAGCTCCAGCGGGGACTTACGGTTCTCCAGAGATTAATGACCGAGCAATGCAAATGCAATTAGCCGGAACTGATTTTTATCAACAGTCTCCTTTCGGCGCAGGCGCTTACTTTTATACACAGCAAATGGCACGTAGCATTGGAGGTACAGCGTAATGGATGAGAATGTATATATGTCAGAGGTCGCAAAAGTAAATAGACCTATTCCGGGCCAGTCTTTAACTAGCGACCCAGACAACCCTGCGCCATATGAAAGGCCGCCTCAGTTTACAAACGTCCATGAAGCTACCATGTATCTGTGGGACTTTGTAACAGAAGATAGCACGTATGTGGCTTTAATGACTGGAATTTCTAAAGGCGTTCCAGTAATGAGCATTACACAAGTAATTCTTTTTAATGAATTCCAGCAGGGCAAGTGGAATCCTGATTTAATGTTGATGCTTGCTGAACCGTTAGCTTATATGCTTATTGCACTTGCTGAGCGTTTAGACTTAGACATTAAGATTGACAATGACGAAGAAGAAGGCGATATCTTTGGCATTGAAATGGAAGAAAAGAAACTAGAGCAGCTTAGAAACTCAGAAATTCCTCAAGGATTTATTACTAAGGAAATGGCTACAGAAATGAAAAACCTTCCTAGTCTTCTTGAGCCTACAGTTGAAGAGGAAGTAACAGAAGAAGAAAAAGCACCCGCACAACCTAGCCTTATGGCACAACCTGAAGGACAGTAGACATGGCACAAGATTCAATTGCATACGGTGAAAGTCTTTTAGCAGATATTCGTGATAGAAACGATAAACTAGCAAAACAAGCGCGTAAACAAGCTAAAAAAGATGCTTGGAAAAGTGCGGCAGTAAGTATTGGTTTAGATGTTGCCCAAAATATTTTTACTCAGCGTGAAAACAATTTTTTAAATAACGAAGAAAATTTAGCTAACAAATTAAGAACTACAAGTGCTCTTAATGAAAGCACTAGGTATACCACTGCTGATAAAACTGCTAAGTCTTTTGCTGGTGGCGAAACGGCTTATTGGGAAACTCAAGCAGTCCCACAGGTTGAAAGTTATTTAAAAGCTACTTATGCTGACGGAACGTATAATCAAAATGAATATAATTTATTTAAAAATCAACTATCTAAGCAATGGGGTCAGGAGTTATATAAAGAGCATCAAGAAGGTTTAAAGCTAACTCAAGACTTTTTATCTGCCGGTGGTGGTGAAAAAGACGCTTATATTAATGCTATTAAAAGAGCTAAAGGCACTGGTATAATTGGCGGCATAGCTAATTGGGTCGGTAAAGGTACAGGAATTCTTAACGCAGATGTACACAACTCTACCTCAAGGCTTTTAGAAACTTCAGATAAACTGACTCAATACAAGTCGGCTTATGAAGGAACAGGGGACTCAGCGCTTTCTGTATTTATTGCTGAGCAAGATTTATTGAAAGGCGTAGATTTAGGGACGAAAGCTCCTACGTTTGGAACTCCAGTAATGCAAAAAAATGACTTTGGCGGGGAAGTTCCTGTTATACCGATAACTACGTATGACGAGTCGGGAAGAGTTAAAAGTCTTTCAATGGTTTCAGCAGATGCAAATGGAAACTTTAATTTTGATACTTCACAAGCGTCAACAAAAAGAAATCAGTTTAATTTACTTTCTTCTCAAATTGCTTCGTCTACAAATAAAACATATTTAGATGCAGGTAAAGAAGCTTTAATGGGCATTGGAGGCGACAGAAGTGAACAACTTACTGAAGCTTTTGAAGAGATTGTTACGGCTGCCGGACATCGTAGCACAACTAAAACAGGCCAAGAAATGATGTTGTCTCTAAATGAAACAGCTAGTTCAAAAGCCGGTGCAGTTATTTATCGTGCAAAAAAGGAAGGCTGGGCAACAAGCGCAGAGGCTTCTGTGATTGCTGGAGAGATGATAGTTGAAGCGTATACTGGAAAAACTCAGCATCGAGTATTAGCTGATGCAGGACTTGGAAATCCTTATCATACTATGTTTGCTATTGAAAGTGCAATTAACAGTGAAAAAATAAACAATAGTGACGGCATAGGTCAGCTAGGCGGCAGTGAAAATTTAATGAATCTTTACCAAGCTTATCGTACTGAAACAGTTCCGGGCCGCGCAGCTATTGACAATAAACTTAAAGATAATAATTATTTTGAAGGGAAAGTTGGCCCACTTTTTAAAAATATACACACAACTATTAAGTCTGTTGTTGATAAAGGCGTAGAGGGAACTGAAGAAAACTTAGTTCGAGAATACGATAATTTATTTAATTCAAAGCCGGCTCCTGTTAATAGTGCTGTTTCTACTGAAACAAAAGAAGTAGTTCTTAATTCTTCTGTTGATGAGGTTATGTCTAATCTTCCTATTCCTCCAGCAGCTTCAAAGGATAGGGCAGAACGAAGAAAAGATAATCTAGGAAGAAAACAGCGTCTAGATTATATGGGATTATTAAAAGCTAGTAAAGAACTTCAACGTGTTTTAAATCTTGATAAATCAATACTTACAGGTAAAGCATACGAAAAACTATTAAACAAAGCACAAGAAGATTTTAAAAAACAAGCTGCTGTGTACAAAAAAATGTATGGTTAAAGGATAAAATTTAATGTCAAAACTTTTTAGTGATTACCTTAACGAAAGCGACAATGCTCCATCTTCATATTTAACAGAAGCTGAAAAATTAAATGCTGATAAATCTTTTGTACCTAAAAATTATTCAGTTACTGACTTTGAGCAGGATGCCTCAGTCCAAGTAGCCTTTGATAAAGTAACCGACTACTTGTCAGAGCATCGTGGCTTAGGTTCAGCTTTAATTGACCAAGCAACAATAGGAAAACAAACAGACATTCCTGAGTTTATGCGGGATGACGTAGCTCGCATTGGCTCTCCGATAAACAAAGCTACTATACTCAAAGATGCTCCAGAAGATGTTAAGGCAGCTTATCGTTTAATGCAAGATAGGTTTAACGCTGCTGAGCTTTCAGGTGTAGGTGAGTGGGCTTCTGCTATAGGCGACTACGGTGCTGATGTACTTTTTAATCCTGAAACTATTGGAGTTCTTGGAACTCTTTTTACTGCCCCTGCTACCGGCGGAGCTTCTGCTGTTGCAGGTGTAGGCGCACGTAAAGTAGCGCAACAGGGCGCACGAAGTGTCTTAGCTAATGCTATCAAAGCTACTAAAGCTGCTAATACTTCTAACCCTTATAAGGCTGTCGCAGGCATGGGTTCTATATATGGCGGTGCAGGAGCACACGTAGCTCAAGAGCTTGACTTAGCCATTGGTCAGAAAGATGAGTATAGCCTAGCGGAAACGGGCTTAGGCGTAGGTGTAGGTGCGCTTTCAGGCATGGGTTTATATGCGGCAGGTTCTAAAATTGGCAACAAGTATTTTAGAGCTGCTTCGGAGCCTCGCAAAGAACCTTCTAAAGAAGTAGGCGCTGCGCTGTATGATGAAGCTTTAGACGGAGAGTTTATTCCCTCGTCTGGCAACGCTGTTATTTCTGAGGCTTTACGACTAAGCGGCCCTGAAGGGGCAACGGCCAAAGTTGTAAGCGGAAATGATTCGCTTAACGCAGCAGCTAAAAAGTTTGCAGATGATTTAGGTGGCGGTGAAAAAACACGAGAAGAAATACTGCGGATTATTCGTGCTGCTGCGGATGCTGAAGAAACAGCAGAAGGTGTAACTAGTAGAGTTAAACAAGGTTTGCATACTATTGCATCTAATTTAAGCGGGAACTTTTTTGGAAAAGCAGCAGGAGTGTTATCGCCGATTGCTAAACTTTCTGGTACAGCAGCACAACTTCAAAAGAAACTAAGTTATGAGTTTGGAATTAAATTTAAAGTACAAGATACAATTGTAGAAAAAGATTTATCTGAAGTACAGCGCGAAGTAACGGGTAAGTTTAATGACCGCTTCCGAGCTATTGTAGAAGACATATCATTACACTCCGCAAAAGGTACTTTAGCTGAAGATATGAACGCAGCCCTTATGTTGTCTGTTCGTAGCTCTAAACCTTTAAAGCATAAAAACTTTGACGCTGCTACAAACAAAGCTATTAACTCAGCAGCCGCAGGCGTTAAGTCTTTGTATGCTGACATGGGTGTACAACTGCAAGAGATTGGAGTTATTGATGAGTTGGTTGAAAATTACGTTCCTCGTATGTGGAGTCGTTCTGCAATTGAAAAGAACAAGAAAGGCTTAATGGACTTGTTTCAGTCTAAAGGAAAAATGACTAAAGGTGATGCAAGACGTACTGTTGATTCTATGTTAGATGTTCAGAATCAAGTAGATACTGGTGGAAGCGGCGGTTATTTTTTTTCAGCTAAACGAAAGCTAAACGACCTTGGAGATGATGCAGATTTTCAAGAGTTTTTAAACGATGACATTTTAGGTTCCTTACACGCATATACTTTTCAAGCTGGTAAATCTATTGCTAAGCACCGTGTACTAGGCGTAAACAACTTTGACCAGTTTAAAGGTTTTTACATAAACCGCATCCGCAAAGAGCTTGAAGAAAAAGGCGAGACTTTTTCACCTAAGCAAGAAAAACAAATTGAAATGCTTTACCGCACGGCTACCGGCGAAGGCTTAGACAGATATGGAAAGACTGCTCAAGATGTGGTAGATACTTATAGTTTTGTAAACAGAGTATCTATGTTGGGCTTGGCAACTCTTTCAAGTTTAACAGAAGTATTCTTAAACATAGGCAAGGCAGGTGTGCGTAACTCAGTTAAAGGATTAGGCGAAGCTATTGAGTTTTCGTTTAAGGGAGTTACAAAAGACTTAGAAACTAAATTAGTTACTAATCATGGCTTAACCGTAAAAGAAGCTATGTCTGAAATGCGACAGTTTAGTATTCACGTAGACCAAGCAATGGCTCAAGTAGGCGATAGATTATCTGGAGATGCTTTAGTAAATGAACGATTGCAGAATGCTAGTAACAAATTCTTTCGCTTAAACATGCTCGACCAATGGACTAAGTTTGTACAGGCTACTTCTTTTGCTAGCGGAAAGCATATGATTTCAGATAACATTGCTAAACTTGCAAGCCATGGAAACCGCAAGCTAGATAAAAATATGCAAGTCAGAGCTGGTGAGTTAGCTGAGCTAGGCATTGATTATAAAAAGGCAGTTGACTGGCATAAAGCAGGCGCTAAAACTGATAGTGATTTTTATAAAACAAACATCTTAGGGGGCGTTGCACGTTATACAAACTCTATAGTTTTGCAACCTACTGCAATGTCAGGACTAAAGCCGTTGCTTTACTCTAATCCTAAAACTGCTATATTGTTTCAATTGCTTAGCTATCCGGCAGCGTTCACAAACACTGTGCTTAAAGGGGCTGCTAAGTCTCTCACTAAGGCTCCTGTACGTAACGGCGCTAAGCTTATACCTGCTGCTTTAATTATGACGGGCATGTCTCGATGGACTAACTACCTGCGAACTAATGGAGAAAGCGAAAGAGGCAAAGACTTAGATGAAGTTCTTTATAACTCTGTAGCTCGTTGGGGCGGCAATGGATTGCTGCTTGATAGCTTTAATCGTGCTAAAACTTCTGCAAAGTACTCTGGCAGCGCCCTGTCCTACGCTACTTTGCCGTTTGGCCCAGCAAGTTCAGATGCTTTAAACTTAATCCAGCAAGGAATTATTCCTACGCTGGGCGGTAAAGTTCCTGTTTTGTCTGGAACTTATATGGGTAAAACACTAATCGGCGAAAAAGATGTTATTCATTATCGTAGAAGCTTACGTAAAGCACAAGAAGATATTTTTGGTGGTTTAATCCCAGAGTTTGATAAAGAGGTACCTGCCGCTGGTTTCGTGGCGGGTGGACTTGTTAAAATTGGAGCTAAAGCAATTACAACTACAGCTTCTGACCTTATGGGAAATAAACTCGGAACATTAGGCCCTAAGATAGCTTCTAAAAAACCTGTTGAGTTTAATGACGAAGTGGCTGAAAATTTATCTAAAGCTACAGATAACTATTTTAATGAAGACACTTTAAATTTAACTTCTGCAAGAATATCAGAAGGCTTAGAAGAATTAGAAATGGAAGGCGTTTTAGATTTTTATAACTTGAGTCATCTTGAGTTTGTAGACGCTATGGTTCATAGTGAAATTAAAAAAGATATTAAAAGTATTGAAGAGCTTGAAAAACTTCCTGAATGGAAAAAAGCTATTGAAAGTACAAACGAAAAGGAAGCAATTACTAATTGGGCTAATGCTCAAAAAGCTATGGGATATACCAAAGAACATCGTAAAGCTTTGAGAATTATTCAGCAAAACAAAAATAAAGTAGACCCTGAAGGAACTATCGAATATATGGTTCCTGACATGGTTCGTTCTTTAAAACAGGCTTATAATAAAGTTAAAATTAATGTCACCCCTGAAGAAGTAGCTGCTGCACAAAAACAAAAGTTTGATGACCCTACATTTAATAACCTGCACGATTTTATTTCAAGTTCAGCTAGAATGAGAATGGATACTTTGTCAGAAATGGGCGGAGATAAAATTGCAGAAAATGTACTTATTAAATTAGCAGCAGAAGGCGATATTAATTTCAGTACTTTTAAAGCTCCTAAAATAAAAGATACTGTTGATGACAAGTACCCCGAACTTTTAAGTGCTAATGAAAGGCTCGCAGCTATTAAAAAGTATCGTGAAAAATCTATAGAGCCTTCTATGGTTTTTCGCACAGAAACAAGTTTTCAAGAAGCTCAGTCTTTTCTTGCCTTTTCTTTTGCTAGAGAAATAGGTGTTCATGTAGGTACTGAAGGCGCAGCAACAACTATTGCTATACGTGGACTTCCTAACACTAAAGCTAAACAAGAATTTAAGTTAGCAGCAGATGCAAAGTCTCTTACTCGTGAACGCTCTGGTGAAATGTTTGGTAACCCAGACTTACTAAAAGAAGAAGAAGCAGTATTAAGCAGCACTACTCGAATTGAAGATGACATGCCTATTGATGAATATGGATACTTTGGTGGAGAAGCAGTAGAGCGAGAAGAACTTCTTAAAATTAAACCTATTACAATGAATGCTGGCTACATAGATGTTAGGAATCCTTTGCTTATTGAAACAGACCTTCCGGGCTGGGAGGCTGAAAGAATTCTTACTCCCGGTGGCGGCTGGGATGAATACTTTGAGCCTGAGATTGCACGTAGGGGTATAAAGCTAACCAATAAACAACAGTCTAAACTTGCTGAATTGACAAAGCGCTCTGAAGAATTTGAAGGTTTATTTTTAGACCCTCCAGTAGGCGAAGCTACAGATATTGTTGGTTTCTATCGTCAGGAATTAAAAAGAAATCAAATAAATACAGAGTTTAGAAATCTTCTTGAAGGCTTAGGTTTTGATTCTATTAAGTACAACAACGAAGTTGAGCAAGGTTTTGTAGGTGAAGCCCCTTATTCATATATTCTTTTTAAACCACAACAGTTTAAGTCTGTTACTGCTCGGGCGTTTGACCCTAAAGACTCAAGACACGGCGCTGCTAAGGGTGGCTACATTGTTAAGGGTGGAGACACACTAAGCCAAATTGCTCTTGACCAAGGAGTTGCACTAGAAGAAATAGCTAGATTAAATGAAATTGAAAATATTGATGTTATTTTTGAGGGTCAAGAGTTAAAGCTTAGCGAAAAAACTCCTGATATGTTTACAGCTCAAGCAGAAGAAGTTAAAAAGGTAGAACCAATTAAAGAAATTGAAAAAGCTAAAGAAAGTATTCTTATTGGGTTGCCTGAAAAAGCTACTAATATAAAAGACGTTGTAGTAGAAAAGGCTCGTGCTATGTCAGAAGCTGGAGAATCTACTTTAGATACACTGTCAGATGTTTCTAAAGATGTACAAAGAACAGTATTAGAAACATTTGATGACGTTAAAGAAACTGTTAGCAGTGCTACAGGCCGTACACTTTCAGCGCTAAAAAAACTAGTAAGTTCCGACTTTAGTTCTAGAGGTCGTACAGCAGAGAACACAGCAGGAACCACGGCAGAGCCTAAGACTACATCCGTTATGGGCGACATGACTATGGAGCAGGTGCGTGAAGCTAACACACCTGATGCACCTGACCTGTCAGATGTTAAGATGCCAGACGTAGATTTTAGTTCTGAAGGGCGTACAGCAGAAAACACTGCGGGAACTACAGAAGAACCTAAAGAAATAAAACTACCAGCAATAGAGTTTAAGCCTAGAGATATTGAGATAGAATCTGAAAAGCAAATGGAAGACCAAGAAAGTCTTGTAGATACGCTAAAAGGTTTTTATAATGCTTCACAATCTCAAGTAGCTAAAAACCTTATTGCATTCTTTAACCCGCTTGCTGGAGATAAAACAGAAGAAGACTATAACCCACAAGTTGTTGAGGCGCTAGGCTTCGCTGCTGCTAATGCTTTAAAGAAAAACAAAAGCACTATTGACTATGGCGACTACAACTTAAAAGAATCTAATGTTAGAGCGCAGGTAGGTAGCGCAGCGCAAAGAAAGCGTGACAACTTAGTAGCTCGTATGAAGTCTGGTGACATTACACCCACAGAAGAAGCAGCATTTTCTGTAGGTGGAGGAGGAGTAACTGTAGAAGGCGACAAAGTTTACGTTACAGACACATACGACTTTAGCAAACTAGAAAGACAAATAAACTCTGTTCTTCCTGATGAGTATGCAAAGCTTAGAGACTGGATAAGCAAATACAAGGGTAATGAATTTAAGAGCAAAATATTTGTTGGCACATTAAAGGACTTAGGACTATGAACGAATTTAAATACTTTAAACTAGAAGACTTTAATTGTCAAGAAACGAACGAGAATGAAATGTCAGTTGACTTTATTCATAAACTCGATAAACTGCGGGAGGCATGTGGCTTCCCGTTTATCATAACGAGTGGATATAGAAGTAAAAACCACTCTATCGAAAAACGTAAGGAGAAAGCAGGAACTCATGCCCAAGGTATTGCAGCAGACATTAGAGCACGTAACGGAAATGAAAGATACAAAATTGTACAAGAAGCTATCAAACTGGGATTTAATGGTATTGGAATCGCTGGTACTTTCATCCATGTGGATAGCAGGATTGTCGGAGCTGACAAAGCTCCTGTAATGTGGTGCTACTAAGGAACTGATATGACTATACTAACTTCGTTAATTGGGCCGGTTACTGGACTTCTTGATAAGTTCATAGAAGACAAAGACAAGAAAAATGCTATAGCTTTTGAACTAAGTACTATGGCAGAGAAACACGCACAAGAGTTGGCTAAAGGCCAGCTTGCAGTCAATCAAACTGAAGCGGCACACAAAAGTTTGTTTGTGGCCGGATGGCGACCTGCGATTGGCTGGATATGTGGCTTTGCGTTGTTGTACTCTACAATTATTAGTCCTATTCTTGGTATATGGTTTACGGTTCCTCCGGTAGATGGCTCATTACTTACAAGCGTTTTGATGGGTATGCTAGGTTTAGGTGCTATGCGAACCGCAGAAAAATTCAAAGGCGTACAAAGGGAAAAATAATGATAGCTGAAATTGCAGCAGCTAATGCGGCATTTCAAGTCATAAAAGGAGCATTAACAAACGGCAAGGAGCTATACGATGTAGCAGAACAAGCTACAAAGTACTTTGACAACAAATCCGCAATAGCTAAAAAGGCTAACCGCACTGGAGGGTCTACTGAACTCCAGTGTTTTATGCAGCTAGAAAAAATTAAAGAGCAAGAAGAGTGGTTAAAGGAGCATATGATTTATGCCGGTCGTGCAGATATGTACGGAGATTGGTTAAAGTTTCAATCTGATTGCAAGCAAAAAAGAGAACGCGCAGAGCGACTACGTAACCAAAGAAGAGCAGCCAACTTAGCACTGCTTTGGTCAGCATTTTTGTGGGGGGCAGGCGGTTTAGTGGTTCTTCCTCTTGTACTCTACGTAGCGTTTAAACTATTTGGAGTTATATAAATGCCAGCAGCTAAAACAAAATCAACAGTAAACAAAGCAGGAAACTATACAAAGCCTACTATGCGTAAGAACCTATTTGAAAAGATTAAGGCCAGCACGAAAGGTGGTAAAGCAGGACAGTGGTCAGCGCGCAAAGCTCAGATGTTAGCCAAAGAATACAAAGCTAAAGGAGGAGGGTACAAGTAATGCCACTTGCAAAATCACAGAAGTCTTTAAAGAAATGGACAAAAGAAGAATGGGGCACTAAGTCAGGTAAGCCTAGTACTCAAGGTAAGAAAGCAACAGGTGAGCGTTACTTGCCTAAGAAGGCTATCAAGGCTTTGACACCTGCACAGTATGCAGCAACTACTGCCAAGAAAAAGAAAGATACAAAAGCAGGCAAACAGCACAGCGCACAACCCAAGAAAATTGCAAAGAAAACGAGGAGCTATAGAAAATGAAAAAGGACAGCAAGCTAACCAACGCAGGAGTAAGCGGCTATAACAAACCGAAGCGCACACCAAGCCACCCGAAGAAAAGCCATGTGGTTGTGGCGAAAGTCGGAGACAAAACTAAAACAATCCGATTTGGAGAACAAGGAGCTAAGACCGCAGGCAAACCCAAAGCCGGTGAGTCAGAAGCAATGAAGAAGAAACGTGCGAGCTTTAAAGCCCGACACGCTAAGAACATAGCTAAAGGTAAAATGTCTGCGGCTTACTGGGCAGACAAGGCTAAGTGGTAAAGCAACTTGTATTCGCGTTGATTGTTTCTGTTAACGGAGAGGTTGACGCGAAAGCTAAAAGTTACTGGGAAGACTTGGAGAGGTGTAGATGGTTTGCAGAAGAACTTACCATCCAAGGTACTCGTAGAAAGTACCACACACCTGTCCTTGCCTATTGTGTTCCTGAGTATGTTAACCCAGAGACAGCGCTCATACATACTTAATACACTGTAGTATATAATGTACACTTATATGCACATAATGTACATTATAGACTATAATGTACACTTATATGCACATAATGTACACTGTAGTATATAAAAGATTTTAAATGGTTGAAAAGGCTGTTAGTTCTTTCTCCAAGAAGTCATGCATTTTTTCTAGCTTAGGCTTGGCTTCACGAACAATCTTACGTACTAGAATTAACTCATCTCCTTTAAACACTTCATGCAGCCGGTCTTCAGGAATGCCACCCATTTCAGTTAGGATGGCCCCCGAATGATTGACGATTATTTTAAACGATAGTATGTTGGCTTCTTTTGCTTTCATAAATATTTCCTTAAACGATTTCACAAGCTCCACCAACACAGGCCAACTCTTGTGAGCCTGTTGTATTATCTTCTTGTTCAAAATAAACTAAGTCATTCCAGTTGACACTCTGGGGCATAGAAGCTAACAGTTCTTCATATTTTTCAACACTTACTTCTTCGTAGGGCGCTTGTTGATATACGTGGTCACTCACTGGAAGCAAACTAATACCACTACAAATATCAAAGTTTTCCCATATCCATTGAGCTACTTGAAGAAACTCATCATCTGTATAGTATACTGTAATGCTTGGTTTGTGTTCACACCAAGAGTTCTGATAAGTCTTCCACAACTGAAGCTGTTGCATTGCACCTACTTCTTTAACCACTACACTAGCTGCGGGAGCCTTTATCGGAAAGCTATAAACTACTGAAGACTCTGACATTACATCTTGTTCTACTGGGAATCCGGTGAACTCCATAAAGATTGCAAGCGGGTCTTTTTTGTCGCTACGAACTCTCCGAATGTAATGCTTAGAAAAGCGAGGATGTATACCGGAAGCAGAGTCGACAAGCTGAGAAACAGTACCACTCGGCTTAACGCATGTAATAGCAGAAGACTGTTCAATGCCAAGCTTATTAGCCCACTTCTCATTAGTTTTAATAGCGTGGTCACGCAAATTCTCCAAAGTCTTTTCAAGTTCTTCTTGGCCCATCTGTCCAGACAACAGTTTATTATCCATGATTCCTGTCATGCTTAAACCGAGCAATGCTTCTTCAGCAGTATTCTTCTGCCAAATATTACGCAAGTATCTAAAATCTGTAAGTGTAGCTTGTAGGGTACCAATGATAGCAGCAAGCTCTACTTTTTCTTTTAGTGTTTCTGGTGTATCATCTTCACGCACAACAACTTCAGAAAGGTTGCAGAACTGATTACTGCGTAGGATAATCTCAGAGCATGGGTTAGTGCCAAAGTCCTGCTCAGAGTCTCTACGGCCATTACGGGCTGCAATCTTCTGCGCGGCAACACGGCTAAACAATCCTCGCTCTCCTGCTCTGCTTTCATACATGGTTTTCATTTCGTTAAGGAAGGCTTCAAAGTCTGGCTTCTCTGTATAAGCTACAGAGTTATTAGCCAAGCGTCTATGCCCGTCTGCTTCCCACCATGCACCAGTCTTAGCTTTAGCCATACGATTATCAGAAAGATTTGATAAACTAATAAGTGCTGAACGTCTTACGCCACCTACTACTACAATGTCTGCAACCTTACACACAACATCGTGGCACTCGATAGAAGTTAATTTGCGTCCCCGTGCTTTCTGAAAAACTTCTACGCAGAAACGAAAGAGGTCTTCAAGGGGAGCTGAGCCTGAAGCACGACCACCAAAGGTCTTGAGCCTAGCACCAGCAGGGCGTACTTTGCTCATGTCCCACTTAGGAATCTTGCCGGCATATAGCATTGCAATTAACTCACGAAACGCAGAAGCCCATCCAATCTTACTGTCGGCAACGACAATCGTTGTGTCAGTTGGGTGGAATGTTTCAGCAATAACTGGTAGCTTATTGATGAATGCTCGTTCAACACTAAAGCCTACGCCAGTACCACACATCAAAACATACATCAATTCATCAAAGCTTCGTGGTGAATCAATAGCTAAGTAACTACAATTAAATCCAGCCACATTATCTTTATCTAAAGCTTCGCCTGCTGTCATCATACAGCGCATAGATGGCATAACCTTTTGACTGTGAATGCCTTCGTATAAACGCTCGGCTGTTTTCTTGTCAACTTGTTTGCGATTAACCCAGAAGTTTACGTAACGCTGTACTGTTTCTTCCCAAGTTTCTCTTCGGCCTTCTACTGATAGCCAACGTGCGTACCTGCTTTTGTGTATAAATTGTTGGTACTTATCCATGTTCTTCTTCCTTTAATTCTGGGTGAGTGTCTGTGAGTATTTGCCAAACTTCTTTGTAAAAACTGTATACTTCTTTTCTGTTTTCATATATAATAATTGCCGGAACATATAGTGGAGAAATTATTAAGAGGCCAAATGTTTTTGCAAGAATCTTTTGTTTATAAGTAATCGTCATTATCTATCCCTTCCATGTAAAGATTAAAAATAGTAACAATAGAAACTGCTACAAGCGAAACACAAAAAATAGATATAATCAAACCTTCCAAACTAAACACTAGACTTCCCTCCAAATATTCCCTATAGTAATAATAAATAATGGTATAGAAATTGACAGACCTTCAAACGATGCAAACTCTAGATTACCTTCAGCATCTAAAATCCACACAGGCCGGCTATCACATATCTCGATATCTAATCCAAAACCGTTGCGAAAATTAATAGTCCACGCCATATCCATAAACGATACTGTCATTGTTTTTTACCTTAATAGTTTTTTTTTGGGCTTTTGTTTTAGAAGCCCTCGTTACTTTTTTAAATTTCTTTTTGCGGTCAAACCTGTTTCGCCTTTCTTCTTTCCTATCCATCAGTGCTCACTCAAGTTCTCGTTTTCAAATTCAAAGTATTCATCAAAGCCTTTCATTATGTATTGCTCGATGCACTGCTTGATTGTTGCTTCATTGGGTGTGTCAGTGTGTTTGTGTGCCCTATTATATCCTGACTCTGTGCCTTCTTCAACTATTCGTTCAATCAGTTGGTAAGTTTTTAAGCGCATCACGATACAGAATCATCATCGTATACAGTAAGCATCTCTTCATCCCCATAAGCAGAACAGCGCACATAATCCAAACCCCCATCTAGCATATACTCGTTGCCATTAGCGTCTAAGTGGGTTACATAATCGTGCCTATGCTTTGACTCAAGTATTGTCCCATCAGGGGTACGCATACGGTTCCTTAGTATCTTATCCATCACTCTTCTACTCATTTTCAAACACTACTTGATTTAACAGTCGGGCTAAATACCACTGAGCTTTCTGTAAGTCCTCTACCTGCTTGCCCTTGTAGTCGTAACGCCACAGGTACTTCATGCAGTTGCCCTTGAGGTAGCCTTTGAATGCGTGACTGGACATAGACTCTTCAATGGCTTCAATGCACTCAATGTTGCCTGTGTTGTAGTGCCTAGGAGAGCCTACCATGTCTTCCTCTTCTTCATCTTCCCTAGCAATTATGTCCTCCAAAGACTCATCTTCCCAGAGGTCTACATCTTCATCGTGAGCTGCCTTCATCCACGCATCTATGCCTCTTCCTTTTTTAGGCTCAGACCAGCAGCTTCCAAAGTCAACGGCATCGGCAGTGACAATCGGGTCAGTTCCTCTGGTGCTGTCATAAACCCAGTTAGAATTTAAACGCTTCATGTACTCCTCAAACGTAGGGTGGCCTGTATCTCTAACTCTATCCCAGTCTTGTGGCGTTGCGTCATTAATGCTCATCTTTAAAATCCTCTCTCTTTTTTCTATTAATCCAGTTATCAGGTATGCTATCTTCGCTGAACCACCTGAAGTCATTTGCAGAAGCCCACTCGCCGTGTGACCGCCTTGTTCCATCTTTACGTACCTTGGCAGCAGGCATCGGAGCGCTGGGGTTGGCAAACAAAAACACAAGCTCAACGTCATCCGGAAGAACTTTCGCTATCCAGATATACTTAGAGTATTCTGCGCTGTCCCAGAAACGACCCTTAGCTTCAAGCAGTATTTTCTTACCGTCTATTTCTCTAACAAAGTCTGGCTCATACTTGTGTGTAACAGTATACTCAACCTTGTCAACGTGAAACTCCCATGCATCTAGGATGCCAGAGTGAAGTTCATATTCCCAGTTGGAGTCATAACCTTTTACCAAGTCTTTTTCGACTGGGCGCTTTACTCGTGGCTTCCTATACCCCTTGCGTACTTTCTTCATGTGACTCCTTTCTCTACCGCTGCCCCATCTTCCAAGTAATATCTGAAGATGTAATGTCTTCGACCTGTTTGTCTGGAAAGATTTTTAACAACTGTTTTATTTTAATAGTCAGCCACTTCAGTGTGTAAAAACTATTGTGGATTTTGCCCCTTGCCCAGATGTGTGTCTGTTGAGGCAGCATATCTTTAAAGTTATCTTTAGTAATCTTATCAGCCTCCTCCTCATTGAGGAGACCTTTAAGCCATTCAACTTGTAAATTTTCTGAATGTTTTTTTATTCGCTTAGACTTTTTACGATTCATAGTATCTCATCCACCTTTGGTTCTGCCTCTACATGTGTTAAATATTTGTAGCCGGTAGAGTATTTGAAAGTTCTAAGACCTGCGCCATCATTGGCATCCTTGTGGCATTCATGCTTGTACTTACACCACGCACATCCTTTAGGCAGTTGCATGTTTCCTTTCTTGCCATCAAGTATGGGAGTATAGCATAGTTCTGGTGGCGTGTCAAGTTTTAATTCGTCTAATAGAGTATTTATTTTTGTGTCGATGTTAGGTTTATCTAAATCATCCGGCACATACATGCAAAGCTCACCACTTTCTTTGTTGATAACAAGGAAACCACCCTTGTCTGTGCCTTCTGCTTTTTCGTAACCTGCAAGCTGTCCTAAGTAACCAAAGGGGTCATCGTCAGCCAGTGTTCCTTTAGAAAACTTATTGAAAGCAAACTTAGATGCCGACTTAACGTCTACTACCTGACCGTTAATCTTGCAGTCCATGTGTCCCACGATACCGTTGACTGTAACTTCTTTCTGCTCATCTGTGACCTTGTGTCCTGACATACGTACAAGCATTAATACAATTTCTTCAAGAATGTGACCATACAGAAACTTAATCTGCGTTGCGCCATCAACACCGCCACGGCCATTGGGGTCACGCTTCTCAAACCACAACTGTCGTGAAGGCTTACCTACGTTAGACATTCGGACACTGAAGTCGGTGTCTCTTGGTCTTGGTGTTGCCCAGTGAAGGATAGCTTCTTTTATTGAAGCCATTGTCTCATCAAGCGCCTCCTCCGTTAATGGAAGAGGCGAACCACCTGAAAGGTTTTCAAGCATCCCATAGATGTCAGGGACTATAGTATTAAGCGGCTTCTGGTTCATCTTCTAACTCCTTAAAAGCTTTGATTACATCAGAAGAAAAGAGCTTCTGAAGGTTTAACAAATACATCTGACTTGCTCTGTGGTCACCACCCGACACAGTTTTAAAACTGTCTAGGCGCTTGACAATCTTCTTGAGTGTAGCAGTATTAAAAACCAATGTACAGTATTCATTATCGCCGATACATAAGTTATGGAACCAGTAGTCGGATTCAGTTGCGTCAATACCTGACGGCTTACCGTATGACTTATACTCAATACATATGTTACCTGTCTTCTGCCACAAGTCGCGCTCTGATTTAACTTCTATCTTTTTACCTGTAAGCATTGCTGCAATTTTATCTTCCCGAACTTCGCCGTAAGCTAGGTCAAGGTCAAACTTCTTTCTGTTTTCTTTAGTGGGTTTCATGCCATCCATCTCCGATGTTGAAGTCCCCATCTAAGGGACAGTTTAAGTTTAAGTTTATACCGGCTTGTGCAATTGCTGCAACGCCAAGTCTTCCAACATCCTCTGCGTCTTTTTCTTTACACTCAATCTGCCACTCATCGTGAACATTGGCTACAAATTTAGCGTCAACCTTAAACTTTTTGAAGTAACCATCAAGCACAACCAGAGCTTCTTTCATAACAATTGCACCGGCTGACTGTAACAGTGTGTTAAGTGCGGCGTGTTCAGAGCGTATAGAAAGCTTGCGGCCATCCAGACCTTTTAAGAATCCCTTTTTACTTTCTCGTTGTACTCTTCCGACAAGAGCTTTAAGTGATGGGACACTATTAAGAAACTGTTTTCGCAGCTCTCGCCCTCTTGCCTTACCTGCTTTAGCCACTGCCCCAAGCTTTGCATCTCCTGCTCCGTATAAAAAGGCATAGATGAAAGTCTTCGCCTGATTTCTTGATTCAAGTCCTGCAAGTCTTTGGTTAGCCGAGTGAATGTCTCCGTTGAGAATTTCATTAGTGTACTCCGTATCGTTCATGTAGTGTGCAAGCATTCTAAGTTCTAACCCAGACGCATCAATACCTACAAGTTTATTACCATCTTTAACAGTCCAACAAGACCTACACTCTTTACCGTAGGGTGAGTTGCTGCTAGGTATCTGAGCCATGTTAGGATGGCTGTGGGTCATGCGGCCAGTCACTGCACCGTTAGGATTAACATAACCACGCACCCTGTTGTCAGGGTCAACTGCTTTTATCCAACTGTTTACCTGAGCCAAGCGCTTCTGAAGCATTAAGTATCTAGCAATCAAAGCAGCTTCAGGTATACCATTAACCTTGGACAGTGTACCTTCGTCAACGATAGGCTGTCCGGTAGGTGTAAAGTTTTTAGGTGTCCAGCCAGCATCAATAAGATACTCACCTATCTGCTTACGAGAACCTAGATTAAAGTCTATATGTGTCTCACGCTTGAGAGGCTTGTTGGTTTGAAGCATGATATTATACTCGTCATCAGTAAGTCTAACACCCTTACCATCTGGGCCTTCAGAAACCTTAGCAAGCTTACCGCTTTTAGTATACTTAGGCTTGAGAATATCTACGATAATCTTGGGCCTGAATGTCTCATGCACTTCAGATTCTGTAGCATCAAGCTTCTCTTGGAACATTGCAACAAGCAGCATAGCCTTACGCATGTCTAACTCGAAACCATTGCGGCGTTGCTGGTCTATAATCTTAGCAACTGAATGCTCAAGGTTTACTGCGGTAGGTGTGAAGCCTCGGCTCTCGACACGCAACTGCTGATATACCTTAGTGTTCAGTTGTACATCACGCTTACAATACTCTAGCATCTCAGGGCAGTAAGCATCCCAAGCATCTTGGTTGTCACCGTAGTCACCCTTGTTAAATTTAAGGCGGTAACCCCAAGACTCTAGGCCGTGACCACCCTCACGAGTTGGCTTAAACAGTCTAGACAATACCAATGTGTCTACAATGTTCTTGTTGCTTAGGTCAAGTCCTGTAATTTTCTTGATAGCCGGTAGGTCGTAGCCAATAATGTTGTGGCCGATTAGTTTGTCTGCGGTTCGTAGTAAACCATATCCTTCTTCTAGCTGGGTGTTGTCAAAAGTAAACACATCCATTGTGTCTACGTCTTGAGCAACAATACAAAAGATTTTAGTAGGGTCAAGTCCGTCTGCCTCAATGTCAAACACTAAGTTAAAGTTACTCATAGCTCATCTCCGTCAAAGGCATCATAGTTATTACCGTCATCAATCTCTCGTAGCCTGCCGGTGTCGGCATCGTATAGAAGACTACAAGCCACACCAACATCTCCAGTGTATCTAGATTTAAGCACTCGCACCTTGGTGGTTGATGCCTCAATCTCATCCTCTGATTGCTGGTTGCGCTCTAGAGATATGACACAGTCTGATAACTGAGCGATACTCTGAGAGCCTCGAAGGTGTGATAGCCCTGTCTCGATACCGTTCTCATGTCCACGGTTGCCCTCAACTCTACGAAGATGGGACACCAGTATCATACCGGCACCTGTCTCTTCTACAAGGGAGCGTAGTCGGTGCATGATACCATCAATAGCTTTGCGCTCATCGCCTTCTAAGGCTTGAAGCACTAGCATATGAAGGTGGTCAACTACAACCCACTTACAATCTAATCCAATAATCAAGTAGCGTAGCTTACTAAATATATCTTCTAGATTGTTTACACCGAGGTGGGCATGAATCCAAACACGCCCCTCGTTCTCTCCCATAAATACTTTGCGATAGTATTGTTCAAGCTTGTCATCACCCATCTTATTCTTAACGCTGTCTAGGTGTAGCTTGGCGTTAGCTTCAACAGCCATGATACCTTCAGCGGTGCGGCTCCAGTTCTCTTCAAGAGCTACAATGCCTACGTTATCTTTGGTGTGGTTGATAAGCCAGTGCTCTAGCTCTCTGGTAACAGAAGACTTACCAAGACCAGTGCCGCCAGTAAGAGTTACTAGCTCACCTGCTCTCATGCCTTCTAGCTTCTTGTTTAAGCCGCCCCACGGATATGGGATTGACGGAAGCTTCTCTGTTCGGAGCCGCTTGTATTCGTCTAGCTGATTAGACAGGTTCATAATCCCTGAAGGGGTGTAGACTTTTGCATCCCAGAAACAGTTGACGAATGTGGAATGCTTACGTGCCCTGAGCATATCGTTAGGGTCTTTGAAACCTTCGGGCAGTGTCATCAGCTTAGCTTTATTGGGAGTAAGAAGCTTTGCAATTGCTTTCGCTCCGTCCCTGCCCACTGTATCGCTATCAAAACAGATGACAACAGCCTCGAAGGATTCAAGAAACTCTAGGCTATTCTTAACGTCACGAGCACCTCCTTGTGCTCCTGATTTTACAGATACTACAGGCCACTTACTTCCAAGTAGTTCGTATGCTGCCATCGCATCACACTCTCCTTCTACCACTGTAATAAACTTACCACCTGCTTTAAACAACTGCTCTCCGAACAGCCCTGTTTCTTTAGAGTCACCCTTCCAAGCGAACTGCTTGTTAAGCTTTCTAACTTTTGTTGCTACCTCTTCGCCTTTATGGAAGTAAGGATAGTGGTGGCTAGTAACTTTACCGTTGAGAGTAGTAGACTTAACGCCATACTTTTTGGCTGTATCAATACTAATATCTCTGTCGGTCAAGGCGTTGTAGCTAGAACCGCTACCGGTTCCGTTGGGCTGATACTTTGTAAAGTCCGTTACAGTATCTGGTTGTTGCACTTCCGATGTGCCGTAGTTTTTAAAATAAGTATTGCAGCTAAAGCAATATGCAGACCCATCATCATTCTGTGATACTGGGTCACTCCCCCCACAGTCATTACATGGGAGGTGGAATTTAACAAACGGCATGGTGTTACCTCTAAGTTAGCCTTCGATTGCAACTTCCGTGTCTTCTGTGTTTTCAGTGATAGCTTCATCCGTAAGCTTATCTTCAAATAACATTTTAATATGCTGAGCTGCTGCTTGGTACAACTGCACATCATTATTAGACACTTGAGCTTTAACCATTGCATCTTTCAAAAGCCCGAATAATCCTTGGGCTTCTTCGTCAAGAAGGCTAATGTCATATGCCGTTCCCTCTTTTGTATAAGTATTCATTAAATCACTCCCTCCATTTCATCTTCTACATCAAACTCTCCGCCGTCTACTGTACCGACAGATACTAAATCAAGAACCTGCATAGCTTGGAAGTCTAAGCCCTTGAAGGTCTTACCTTTCCAAACAGATTCCCACTCTTTGTACTGAACCTTAACTGTAGAGCCATTACCTACACGCTCATCAATTGGATTCTTACTAGCGTCAACAAGCTTAGGTGCTTGGCGAACCATTCCGTTGGGGCCATTAACTTTGCGCTTGATGATTAGTGCTGGGCCTTCGTCCATGTCTTTAACTGCAAAGCCTCTAGACCGAAAGCCTTGTGCAGTGTCTTCATCTACTACTAAGTTTACTGTATATACTGGTTCGTAAGTAGTGTTAGGGGTAGTTACGCTTGCCCAATATGCTGTTCCTGATAATATAGCCATGTTTATATTTCCTATCGTTGGTGTTAAAATTGAAGTGGCATTGTACCACAAGTTACTACGTTTGTAAAGTTTTATTTCAATTTATTTATATGGATGAAACATTTCCGCAAATAAGCACACAACAGATGCAGCGCCAATCAACCATATCGGAGCGCCGACTAGCGCAAGTCCTAGTATGACTGCTGCCGTGGTCATGATTTTACTGTCTCATCAACAAGCTCTTTAACAAACAGGCCGTCAACCATCTTACCTTTGCGGTGTCGTATATCTTCATAAGCATGAGACATACAGTCATGAAGCGTTAAGTTGTTTCTATGTGCTAAGTTAATCAGAACTACAATGATGTCGCCGATGTCGTCAACTATTGGCTGACTGTTCATAATGTTAAGTCTTAGCTCTTCTACTTCCTCAAGAAGCTTTTCAAATTGTTGATGGTCGGTTGAGCCGTGAATAAGATTACGGTCATGGTGCCAATGTACAATTCTACTTTCTAATGTATATGCAATGGTCATTAATTATCTCCATTAAAGTCTATGATTTCGTTAAGTGCTTCCCAGATTTCATTGTTTATACTTTCTTTAATTTTATATACTGATGGGTCATCCTCATATTTATAAGCTTTGAGATATCCTGAATCAATGCCAGCCTCAATTGCTGCCTTGAGTATTACATACATTCTTATCTTCATTGCCTTGTTCCTTTATGATATAGCTGAGCAGTTCATCTATTGTAACGTCCCAGTTGCTTGTGGCTTGCTGCAAGGTTAAGCGTCCTTGTATTAAGTCTTCTTTAGCATTCTTTAAGTTCTGATTCAATACAGACTACTCCACTCTTTAAGTTTATCTTGTTTCTTAAACATCTGCTCAAGCTTTTCTACTGGGCTAACCAGTTTATAAGCTGAGAGCATGTTAATCATCACAGTAACATCGGCTGACTCCTGTACTAAGTTGTCTAAATTCTTTTGTTCTTTGCCAAACCTTAGAAGTTTGCTGCAAACCATTGCTAGTTCGCAGCACTCTTCCATAGTTATAACAAGAAGCTCTTGTTCTTGAGGGGTTAGTTCATTGTTTAACATTACGCCACCTTTGAGAAGTGATGTTGGACAAAAGCCTGTCGAGTGTTCTGTGTTGCAGCCATATTAACTATAGCATCTCGGCGTTGTGCTGTTGCATGAGTAGACCAGTCGGTCATAGCATTATAAAATGCCCAGCGATTAGCACCTAAACGTCTCTTGTATTTATGCCAAGCAGCATAGATGTATTCAAGTGACGGGTTAGTTCTAGGCATCTCACTCATGATAGATTCAGCGGAAGACAGTGGTCTAGATTTAATAATCTTTTGGGCTGAATCAATCTTAAAAGCTTGTACAATCTCATGGAATGCCATTCTGTCTGACATGGGCTGAGCACTCCATTCTGACCAGAGTTCACGTTGATTCTCGAAAACATCTAGAGCCTTAGTGATAACTCTTGAGCCTACTTCAATGTCTAGGTTTCGGGTATGCTTAGCTCTGAACACTGCAACCTCACCGCCAACAAAGACTTGTAGATTTGTACAAGCTTGTTGTATAGCTGCCGCACTTATCATGAATGGCCAAGTCCCGTCAAAGCTTGACACTGCAAGCAGTCCAAGGGATGCAGTGTCACCATCTGGAGTATTATAAGTATGAGCCGGTAGCTTATATTGTACAAAGGTTCTGGAGCCATCGTGAGAAGTCTTGATAGTCTCTTGAATGCGGTCAACATTAAGACCTGAACGCTCAATAATATTACGGGTAACATCTATCATCTTCTTGGGAGCCACTGGCTTATAGCTATGACCATGAACCCCTAGCTCTGCACCGGAATCAGTGCGGTAGATTACAGACTTAGAGCTTTTGATATGGCCATGCTCTGGGGTAAAATAATTTAAAGGTTGTGTTGCTATATCAAAATCTGCTGAGCCATAGCCACCCTCTCGGATGGCTTGAAGTGCTGAGTTGTTCGGAAACATTTGCATGATAGTCATTATGCTTGTACTCCTTCGATGCCTTTAATATCTTTAATGTTCTTGAAGCTAATGCTTCGAGACTGTTTGTGCTGTACATAGAAAGCCCACTTGTAGCAGTGAAAGATATGAAAACACTCTCCTTTGCTAACCTCGAAACGATTCTTGGTTCTTCGCTGTCGTACAATAAAAGACTTACCGAAGACTGTACCGTTTTTCTTGCCGCTAAACGCCAAAGAGTGTGTAGATTTTGCGATTAAATTGAATAAAGTTTCCATAATTTTAATGCCTATTTGAATGTATATTTGAGTGTATATTATAACATATATTTATTTAAAAAGTAAAGCGGTTTTTTTTACTTGACACCGCCACCGAAGTGTGGTACAATAACTTAATGTCTTATAAGTTAGTTCGTAAGAACTTACTAACTTATAAGTCATTAAGTAATTGAGTATATTAATTATCATTGATGCAGATATTAAATACTCTAGTAGCTAAGTCATCCAACATCTCAAGCTCTTCTTCTGTCGGCTCAAAATCTGTGTCATATTTCAATTGCTCCGTAGTTATTGTTAAGTCTTTTAGAATGTTAAAAAAATCTAGTTTGTTTTGTGTTAGTTTGTAAGCCATTATCTTGTACCTGTAAGTTCGCTTTGAAGTCTATCACTATTTAACATGGTAATTATGTATGGTTTATTGCCTCTCGTTCTAGCTATTTTATGTGCATCTTCTAAACTAAAACAATACATAGGCGAATCAAACTCATCTGTAAAATCTATACGCCATAGAACATTGCCTTCTTTAATTATATCGGAGCTTTTCATAGTGTTCTGCCTCTTCTAAGTAGCCTATAAGAACGTCAGTAGGTATATAATCTATCAAATCATACAGCGGACGGTACTCACCGTCCTTTACATCTTGGTATATCTGTTCCATACAGGCTATTAAAGCATCTTCTCTATTCATTTCTTAACCTCGCTTTAGTTTTATCCATCCAAGCCTCAAAGCTTCTACGATGTATCTGCTTATACTTACCGCCGCCCAGCTTAATAACTTTCTGTATATAGTGATAAGTCTTTAAACCCTCCATAGCCTTGTTTAAGTCAGGCTCCATAGTGAAGCACCAGATATGTTCGGCACAAGTCTTTTTAAATTCTTCTTCTGTGGGTAAATTCATCAGTGACCTCCGGCAAATTCAACTATATATAGTCTACGGGCTTTGTCGCCACAAACATTAGCTTCAAATATTAAACCTTTTCGAATAGCATAAGCTATCATGTCGTAGAACTCTTCGACTTCAAATGTTTTAAACATAGTTATTCTCCCCTCTCTGCGATACTTCTTCGATGTCATTTTCAGAAACAGAATCAGCTATCCAAGACAAATCTATGTCGCGTGTTTGAGTAAACAGCTTAATGCTTCCATCATCGTTTAGTAATTCGTTGCCATCTTCATCAACTTTGTAGAACTGTATATCCCATACAGATACTGTATATTTTTTATCATCACTCATAGTTATTCTCCAGTCAAGTAAGTATAGTGTACTTCAGATACATGATTACCATCTTGCCACCGCTTAGACTTAGTAGCTACAAAGTCGCACCAAGAGTTCCAAAGATTCTCACAGCCATAGTCAGCACATAACTCTATGTACTTATCTATCTTAGCATTGTTAGCATCAATGCCTTTCTGGGTCTTTGGATTCTTAGCTAGTGCTAAGTCTTTAGTGTCCAGCCCATACATTCTAATATTATGAGTATCCATACAGCCAACCAATCCAGCAATCAACTGGCAGCAGAAGCCAGCTTTAGCTAAACCCAAGCCATCAACCCTCAAGAATATATTCATTAGCGATATAGACTTCATAAAGTCTGTCTGTTTGCTGTTGATAACAGCCATCACTTGAGCATATACTTTGTGCTGATTAGATTTAAGATAGCTATATGTTTTTCTTTTGTTGCCCCACAAGAATCGGGACTCAGATTTATTTAGCCTTACATCAGTTAGCTGGTCGCCAACACCGAGCCAGTTTTGTTGGATACTTAGCACTACCATTAGAACTGTATCTGACATATTAGTAGCACTACGCTGTGAGTATTCCTGAACCGCTTTGCAGTGAGTATTGAACATCGGCATCTCCAATTGTGTACTTATTAGTTAGTTCGTAAGAACTTACTAACTAATAAGTACATTTAAATATAAAGTCTATTGATTATTTAAACCATTTTATCTGCTGATTTAACTTATCATTCCATAAATCTAACGCTTCTTTAACTGTCAGGTCATAATGACCCCAAAATATATCCATCTGTCCTGCTTCATCACCCCAACTATGGAACATATACTCAGCTTCAGGTTTAAAAGCTTCAGGTTTTTTAGGACGATGACTTATACAGATTCTTAGTATACCACAAGAACTTATAAGATTAGCATCTAAACGTGACTTTAAAGTCTTTTGTAGTTCTAACATATTACTTATCCTCTTGTTCGTTGTTAGATATATCACAAGCTAAGTTCCAAGCCATCATTGCAGCCAGCCAAGCTATAGGTTTTTCACTGCCTGAGAAGCTTTCTAGTCTATCTTCTAAGTCTTTCATGCTAGTCGGAGTGTAAAACAAATCAACTTTATTCATAGTTCTATACCTTTTCAATGTAGACATCTTGATAGCCTTCAGCTTTGTAAATAGCTGCTAACTTTTCTGCTTCACCTTTGGTGAGATAGTATTTATTTGCCTCAACACCACCAACCCAAACTGTATATTTATTCATAACTATAACTCCTTTCCAACTATATAGATTATAAAGCCAGACAATAATAACACTATTATAAACGCTACGTTAATTATAATCATCTTGTACCTCCACTTCAATGAAAGAATCTAAGTCAGTCGGCTCTGCCGGAACAACTTCTACTAAACTATATTCTGCATTTATTAAATGCATAGCAGTTTCAGTAGCATCTTCTAAGTCTTGACAGACCATTACATTACCATCGAATATAACTTTATACATAAGCATTGAGCCTTTTTGTTTTGAAGTTAATTTAATAGAGCCTACTACTTCGTAATAGGCTATATAAATTAACTAAACTTCGTAGCAATCTACAACATTTTCCCATTAGAAATTAAAGACAAAAAAAAGGGAGAGCCGAAGCCCTCCCGATAGATTTTATTTAGCGATAGCTTCTAGAAGCTCTAAGATTTTAGCTTGAGTAGCTTCCATTGCCTCAACTCGTTGAGTCAAAGTTGATTCTTTCTTTGGAGCCTTGGAAGCCGTTGGCTTCGCTGAAGCTTTAGCTTCTTTCTTTGGAGCCTTGGAAGCCTTTGGCTTGGCTTTCGCTTTTGATTTCTTGGTAGAAATCATATGAAGGAACTGCTCTGGAACACAATCCCATTCAAACCATTCTGAAACATCAGAATGGGTCATAAAGCTATCAGAGTCTCTATAGTGCTTATTAAGCACCGCATTAAAGACTTTGGTCAATCCATATCTCTCCGATGGAGAGGAAGCTTTGATTGAAGCAAAGTGGCTAGCCACTGCAAAAACTTGTCGAGCCGTAGCAATTTTGTTTGAGTCGATTGAGTTGAAGTTTGATTTGGCCATTATAGTATTCCTTATTTATTAATTTAAAAAGTCACAAGTGACTTCTTTTTAAATTAATAAATAAGGAATACTTTTTAGTATCTCCATAACCTTTTATAGGTTATGGAGATACTAAGTTCGGCTCTAAGACTTTTAAAGTCTTCAAAGCAGCGCGAATCCCTGTCGGGATTTTCCTTGCAGCTCGAAAGACTTAGGAGACTTTAAAAGTCTCAGGAGGGGTTGATTAGTCGTAGACTAAAAAGCTTGTAAGTCGTTGAAAAGATTGGAAGTCTCTGGAGTAAACCTAAAGGTTTAAAAAAGCTTCAAAGCCTCCCTAGTTTTGTAAACTAGAAAACTTGTTAGCTCTTCTAAGACTTTCAAAGTCTTCAGAGGGGGTGGGCATTGAAGACTTTGAAAGTCTTTGGAGTGGCTTCACAGAACTCCTAGTCTTTTAAGAAGCTCTATGGAGCTTTTAAAAGACTAGGAAGATTTTCTAAGTCTCTAAAGACTTAGAATTTTTGAAGTCTTTAGAGACTTCAGGGGGTGGGCAAGCTGCCAAGGGGGGGTACTAGGATATATATACAATCATATACATTTTATGGAGATATGCCATGTAAACCAGATAGTGCCGCAGCTTTAAAGGCTTTAAAGGGAGGGGCAAGGCTTGGGAAGTCGGGCGACTACCAAAGGCTTTAAAGGGGGAGTGGGGGTTTATAAACTGCGGGATATAGGGTGTATAAGTACCCATATAAGCATTAACCTAAACCTGTATTACATATGCTATAACCCCGGTGGGCTTAATATCTATTATACCCGTAGAATAAGCATCTGTCAAGTTTTATTTCATTTATTTGCAGGCCTTCCTTCTATATACTATATATAGGAACAATATAAGTATATTATGAAAAAAAGTTATAAAAAAACTTGACAAACCTCCATATTACGGGTATACTAGAGTATATACAGTTTAAATGACTAGGAAGTCTAAATGCCTGACAAACAACTAACAACAAAGCAACAAGCATTTCTTGACAATCTTACAGTTTGTGGCGGAGATGTCAAGCATGCAGCAGAACTAGCAGGCTACGCAGAGGGCACACACTACACAGTAGTTAAAGCATTGAAGTCTGAAATACTAGACATAGCTACAAACATACTGGCGCTCAATGCACCTAAAGCAGCTTCTAAGCTAATCCAGATTATGGACAGCCCAGAGCCTATACCGCAAGCTAACATGCGTATACAAGCTGCACAGCAAATTCTAGACCGTGTAGGACTAGGCAAAACAGAACGCCTAGATGTAAATGTAAGTTCTGGTGGAGGCTTGTTTGTTATACCCGCCAAGAAGGAGGTAGTGATAGATGGAGAATATACGGAGGTCGAGTAGCACTATACCGTTTGGTTATAAGCTAAGTGAGTCTAATAACGAAATGCTAGAGCCAGTACAAGAAGAGCTGGAAATTCTAGAAAAAGTGCTACCGCTTATAAGGGAAAAGACACTAAGCCTCAGAGAAGGCAGTATGTGGTTGACCCACGAGACAGGACGCTCAATATCACACATGGGATTAAAGAAAATTGCAGAACAAAGAAAACGATTGGGATATTAATCCCGAAAATTACCTAACTGACGAAGAAGGTAACTTTAAGCTTAGAGCTGACGGAACTCCACGCAAGAAAGGTGGTAGACCAAAAGGCTCTAAGGGCAGAGGCTACAATTACCACTCAGAAACAAAAGCCAAGCAAGCTGCAAAGCGCAGCGTAAGAGACAAAGAAAAAAAACTAAAGTCAGCACAGAACAAAATAGATAATTACAAGAAGTCTATAAGCAAAACTAAAAAGACTCTCAGCAAGCTCGAAAACGAGAACGAAACAAAGCTCGTAAGCGCCGATGAGCTGGACAACATTCCATCAGCATTGCAAGCTGAAGCACGAGAGAATGTTATCTTTAAGGCTAATGAAGGCCCTCAAGAAGACTTTCTTGCAGCCGGCGAAACAGATGTGTTGTACGGTGGTGCAGCAGGGGGCGGTAAGTCATACGCTATGCTTATTGACCCCTTGCGTTTTGCACACCGGCCAGCCCATAGAGCATTAATCATTAGACGCTCTATGCCAGAACTTCGAGAACTAATAGACAAGAGTCGGGAGTTGTATCCAAAAGCATTTCCCGGAGCTAAGTACAAAGAAGTAGAAAAGATGTGGATATTCCCAAGCGGAGCTAAAATGGAGTTTGGGTTCTTGGAGCGAGATGCAGATGTATATCGTTATCAAGGTCAAGCATACAGCTTCATAGGCTTTGACGAGATTACACATCTTCCAACAGAGTTTGCTTGGAACTACTTGGGGTCACGGTTACGTACCACAGACCCAGAAATTGAGGTTTATCTGCGATGCACAGCGAACCCCGGCGGTTCAGGAGCACATTGGGTAAAGAAACGATACATAGACCCCGCACCGCCCAACGAAAGCTTTAGAGGCGCAGATGGCCTAACAAGAAAGTTTATACCCGCTAGGTTACAAGATAACCCTTACCTAGCTAAAGATGGCCGCTACGAACAGATGTTAGCCTCGTTGCCGCCAACACAGCGCAAGCAGTTGTTAGAAGGAAACTGGGATGTTGCAGAAGGCGCAGCGTTTACAGAGTTTAACCCCTTTGACCATGTGATTACGCCTTTTGAGATTCCAGTACACTGGGAGCGCAGCAAAGGAATAGATTACGGGTACGCATCTGAAAGCGCTTGTGTATGGGGCGCAGTAGACCCTAGCGATGGTACATTGATTATATATCGTGAGCTATACCGCAAAGGCTTACTAGGTACTGACCTTGCAAGAATGATTACAGAGATGGAGTACGAAGACCCCTTCTCAGTCTCTGGAGTGCTCGACACAGCTTGTTGGAGCCGAACAGGCACTACCGGCCCCACTGTAGGCGAAACGCTACAGAGAGCCGGACACAAGCTCAGAAGAGCAGATAAGAACAGAATACAAGGTAAGATACAAATTCACGAATACTTGAAGCTCATGCAAAGCGGTAGGCCACGAATACAAATATTTAACACATGCCCTAACCTGATACGCGAGCTTCAAAGTATTCCACTAGATAAGTCTAAGCCCGAAGACGTAGATACAAATGCATCAGACCACGCATATGATGCATTACGTTACTTAATAATGGCTAGGCCCCGTATCAACGATACGATACAACAACTCAGACAGTTTAGAAAAGAATCACACTTTACACCGTCTGACTCGACATTTGGATATTAATATGGCACACTGTACTAAAAAAACAAAGTATAATAATGGCGGTTTAGTTGCCCGTAAAGAATTCAAAGGTATTGGTTCTATTGAAGGAAACCTGTCTGGAAACCAAGGCTATCGGGCTGGAGAAGTAAAGGCATCTACTAACTTAGGCGGTACACGAGTAACGGCAAGCAAGTTTAAAGACTCAATGGGTAGCTCGTCTACAAACTACAGTCTAGAAAAACAAATGAAAGGTAAGTCTTCTGCTGGTGTAAAGCTAGGTAAAAACCCAAGCGCTACTTACTCTAAAGATTTAGGAAAGGGATTTACACTAAAAGCACAGGTAGGTAAAAACTATCATGGCATGTCAATCTCTAAGCCCCTCTAAAGGAACAGTACATGAACGAAGAAAACGAATCATACAAAAACGCTGATTATCTCTACTTCGAGCCTGAAGAAACAGCAGGCGGTCTTGAGATGGACTTAGAAGAAGATGTGCGCAACCGTTTCGTAGGCTTAGTTCAAGACCGTTACGCTAATGCTGAACAAGCAAGAGACTTTGACGAGCATAGATGGCTAAAAGCCTATCACAACTTTCGAGGAATTTACAACAAGAATGTACGTTTCCGTGAAAGCGAAAAATCTAAAGTATTCGTAAAAGTTACTAAGACCAAAGTATTAGCAGCTTTTGGTCAGTTGGTCGATGTTATTTTTGGTACCGGCCAGTTCCCAATAGGTGTACGCGAAACTAGACTGCCCGAAGGTATTGCTAAGTATACTCACCTTGAAGCAAGCGAGACTGGAATAGAAACTAGCGCACCTGAGTACGCTGAGCCAAAAGAAGTTAAGAATATTTATGGTGTTGGCTACGAGGGTGACGGTCAAGTTTTAGGCCCCGGTGCTACACTTACCGCTTCAAAAAGCGTATTGTCTAAAGCTATTGAAGAAGCTAATGTAGAGTTTACAGAAGGCGCTTCCCCAGACCCACAAGTACTAGAACGCTCTCCGGCTAAAGAAGCGGCACGGAATATGCAGACACTTATACACGACCAGATTGAAGAGTCAGGCGGCTCCAGTGAATTGCGTAATGCTCTACTTGAAGCAGCTTTATTTGGAACTGGTATTGTTAAAGGCCCTTTCAACTATAACAAGACTTTAAGTCGTTGGACAGTTGATGATGAGGGAGAGCGTAGTTATGACCCACTTGACGTTCGTGTTCCACGTATTGAGTTTGTAAGTATTTGGGATTTCTTCCCAGACCCTAGTGCCACTACCATAGAAGACTGTGAGTATATTGTACACCGCCACAAAATGAATAAGTCTCAGTTAAGAGCCTTGACTAAAATGCCTTTCTTCAACAAAGACGCTATTCGTGAGTGCATTCAGATGGGGCCTAACTATACTGAAAAAGACTATGAGCATGAATTAAAAGACGACCAACGAACCGAAGAATTTGGCGCAGCACAGTTTGAAGTGCTAGAGTACTGGGGTATTATGGATGCAGAGTATGCACGAGAAGTAGGCATGGAACTTCCAGATGAGGTAGATGATTTAGATGAAGTACAAGTTAATGCTTGGGTTAGTAATGGAAAGCTTCTTCGTGGTGTTGTTAATCCTTTTACTCCATACCGACTTCCATACAACGCCTTTCCTTACGAACGTAATCCTTATTCTTTCTTTGGTATTGGCGTTGCAGAGAACATGGACGACTCTCAACAAATTATGAATGGTCACGCACGTATGGCTATTGATAATCTTGCGCTTGCAGGTTCATTAGTTTTTGACGTTGACGAATCAGCCCTAGTAGGCGGACAGAGCATGGATATTTATCCCGGCAAAGTATTTCGCCGTCAAGCCGGAATGCCCGGACAAGCTATTCATGGTGTCAAATTTCCAAACACTGCTCAAGAAAATATGATGATGTTTGATAAGTTCAGACAGTTAGCTGACGAGCAAACAGGCATTCCCAGCTACTCGCATGGACAAACAGGCGTACAAAGCATGACCCGTACAGCTTCAGGTATGTCTATGTTGTTGGGTGCAGCGTCACTTAACATTAAAACAGTTATTAAAAACATTGATGACTTCTTGTTAAAGCCTTTAGGCGAAGCATACTATCAGTGGAACATGCAGTTCTTTGAAGGGGAGCTGGATATTCAGGGCGACCTCGAAGTTCATGCAATGGGCACAAATAGCTTAATGCAAAAAGAAGTACGGAGTCAAAGACTCACTATGTTCTTGCAGACAGCACAAAATCCTGCTATTGCACCGTTTGTTAAAATCTCTAAAATTGTTAGTGAGTTGGCTTACAGCCTTGACCTTGACCCTGATGAGATTCTTAACGACCCTGAAGAAGCAGCAATCATGGCACAAATCATAGGAGCACAAAATGTTAGACAAGGAAATGGCGAACCGGCTGGGGCCGCTGGTCAACAACTCGGAGCTATGGGGGGCCCTGAAGGAGCACCTCAACAACCTCCGGAACTTGGAGCTACAGGGACTGGCGGTGGCAACATCGGAACTGGAATTGTACCGCAAGCAGGGGAAAGCGAGTTCACTGGCTAATTTAATGAATCTCAAAGAACAAGCAATAGAAGCCCGTCAAAGAGTAGAGGAAAAGTAATGTCAGCAGTAAGTTTGTTATCAAAAGGAGCAATGAAGCTTTTTCATGGAGCTAAGAAAAATTTTGATTCTTTCGATTCTGAGTTTGCAACCGAGACAGCTTTTGGAAAAGGTTTTTCATTTACCCCCGAACAAGACATAGCAGAAGGATACGCTAATATTACTCCGGCAAAACTTAGAAAGCTTTACGGAAAAGAATATGTAGAAGAAGCCATTGAAAGAAAAAAGGGCGGCACTCCTATTTTATATGAAGTTGAAGCAGATGTAAAAGATAGTGAAATTTTAGTTACTCGCAAAAATTTTAATGAACAAGATAAAGAAGTTCAAAAAAAATTAAAAAAACTAATAGACGCAGAAGGATTAAATCTAGAAAAGTTAGATTTAAACAAGCCTAAGTTTTGGAGACAAATACTAAACTTAACAAATAAAGATGCAGATAAACTATTCACTAAGTACGGAATTAAGGCTGCGCTAAAAGATGCACAAGATTCTAAGTTAAAACAAGTAGGCGGTAAAATAGAATACACAGTCTACGACCCTAAAGTAATAAAAATTAAAAACAAAAAAGTTCTAGAAAGAACTGAAAAAAATAGAGGCGGCGAAATGAAAGTACCTAAACTAAAATACGCAGTAGGCTCAGTAGCTCAAGCAGCAGCAGAGGGTGCCGATTCATTGTTGTCCGAAGCTCGTAAAGATGTTGTAGCCCAAAGAGGCCCTGAGCCTGCAATGCCCAAAGAAGTAGAAGAGATGGCAGAAGCAGTGGCTAAAGTAGAGCCGTCTACGCAAAAAGGAAGTTCAGAAATTGTACAGAAAAACATAAAAGACACTACAAAACTTGTAAACTCTTTTGAGTTTCAAGGCGGCAATGCAAAAATGGACAAGCAGTTTATTATTGAATCTTTGAGCGAAATATCTGATTCTCCTATTGTTGAGTCCAAGCAGTCTATTGCTGAGTTTATTACTGACCTGCACCGTGTACAACTTGAAGAAGAAGCCAAGCCGCTTTTGTCGCCAAAAGATTTTAAAAAGCTTACTAGCTTTGCAGGTTCCCAAGACCGCTTGGAAAAGAAAGAAGGCGGCGAAGTATCTGACGTAGATAAGTATATTAACTTATTTGGTCAAATGGAACAGTCCATGAGTAAAGCTAAAACTCAAGAAGACAAAGATAAAATTTATGAGCGTTGGTCACAAGTTGAGGAATCATTTGACGGTAATATTATTGCTGAAGCTATGGAAAAGATGGACGAAAGCCGAGAAGGAAAATTCTTAGGTGGGATACTTGGAAGTGTTATAGAAAAAGTAACATCTTCTAAAGGAACTACTACTGAGCCTGTAGGCCAAGAACCCGAAGCAAGCATAAGCAGTCTTGAAGGCCCCGACCCTATTTCTGCGGCTAATAACGCTCCAATTTCTAATACAGGCTTTGCGGAAGGTGGTTCACTTATGGCTCCCGATATGCCCGTAGATACTTATGATAATATACCACCAGAGGAAATGGAAGCCGTAAAAGCTACACAGCTTCCAGATGATGAGATGGAAGATGAGTACGCCGGATTCGTTCTAGGCGAAGCTCTAAGTACAGAAGACCAAGAATATTTATTAGGCGCTCTCGAAAGTGACGGGCGCTTAGGCGAAATCTTTGATAAAATAATGGATATTGCAGGAGAATTTGCAGGTGAAGGAGCCGTTGAAGGCCCCGGCACAGGCACATCAGATTCGATACCCGCAAGGTTGTCGGATGGTGAATTTGTTTTCACTAAAAAAGCAACTGACCAAATTGGCACCGACAAGCTTCAAACTATGATGGATGATGCTGAACGTGCTTATGATGGCGGTTTAATGAAAAAGTACATGGGCGGCAGCATACTTGATGCTTCTGAAGAGCAGTTAGACCCTAATAAAAAGGTTTACAACCAGATGTTAGCGTCAAATGCAATGCCTAGTGTACGATAACAATAAGGCTACCTGTTAGCGCAGCCCCTTATTACTTTAACTTAACCTAGAGGCCACCTTGTAGTATCAAGCCCCGAATGTCTAGCTAACATTTCGGCTACCTTGAAGAGACGACAAGCCCCAAAAGGAGTGCGACATGACTGACTTACAAGAAATAGAAGAAGAAGCAGCAAACCCATACAACATGAGAAAAGATTGGCATGATGAAGATGACAAACCTTTTGAAAGTGCTGATGGCGTTTATTACGAAAAGAAAGCAAAGAAGGCCACCCGAAAGGCCCCTTCTGAAGAAGAGTCCGCTACAGATTACAAGAAGCGATACGATGACTTAAAAAAGCATTACGATACAAAGATTAGTGAGTTCAAGCAAAAAGAGCAAGAACTACAAGCAGAAGCTCGAATGACACAGCATGTTGAACAGGCCGTTCGTCACGAGGATAACTCTGAAGAAGTTCAAGCTCAAGAGTATGCAGAACAAACAGCCCCTGCTGTAGAGAACGATACACGACTCTCAGCACTTGATGAACGTGAAGCTAGGATTGCTCGCAAAGAAGCTGAATTAACTCTTAGCTCAGCACATCCTGATTTTGCAGATATACGGCAAAGCGATGAGTTTCATTCATGGGCCAAAGCACAGCCAGAGGCTATTCAAGACTGGGTGTATAATAATCCTAATAACGTAAGCTTAGCAGTCAAAGCTATCGACCTCTATAAACTAGAGTCGGGTTTAAGCTCTCAACCTTCTTCAGGTAAGAAAGTACAGTCGCAATCTATGTCCCCCTCGGCAGCAGATATGGTTTCAACTAAAACAAAAACCGTAAATGCAAATGAGCCAAAGGTGTGGACACAACGGGAAATTACTGCACTGTCTATGGTTGAATACGATAAATATGAAAAAGAAATCGATGCAGCCATAATTGAAGGCAGAGTAGTAGCTTAAATAACTATTGTCTTAAATAAAAAGGAAAATAATCATGGCTTTTAACCAATCAGACCGATATTTCGCAGAAGGTTCTAACAGCAATTTCGGCACAAGCACTAACTTTATGCCTGCCATTTACTCGAAGAAGGTTCTTAACTTCTTCCGTAAAGCTTCTGTTGCTGAAGCAATCACCAACACTGATTACGCTGGTGAGATTTCAGCGTTCGGCGATTCTGTAAAAATTATCAAAGAACCTGTAATCACCGTTGAGCAGTATCAACGTGGTGCTGATACTACTGCAACTGCATTGACCGATTCTGAAATTACTCTGGTCGTTGACACAGCTAACGCATTTAAGTTCATCGTAGACGACATCGAAACTTCTATGTCTCACGTAAACTTTAAAGAAGTAGCTGCTTCGTCTGCCGCTTACGCTCTGCGTGATGCATTCGATGCTGGCGTACTTGCTGCTATGGAAGCAGGCTTGAGTGCTTCTGCTCCTGACCACATCCTTGGCGGTGATACTACTGCTTCAGCGGGTGACGGCGTTCTGTCAGGAACTGACGCAATCGGTTTGCAAAATGCTAACACTGACCCTCTGGATGTACTGGCTCGCTTGGCTCGTCTGCTTGACGACCAAAACGTACCAGAAGAAGGTCGTTGGGTAGTTGCTCCTCCTGTATTCTACGAAGAGCTGTCACAGTCTGACTCTAAGCTCTTATCAGTAGATTACAACGGCGGCCAAGGCTCTATCCGCAATGGTCTAGTAAGCTCTGGCAAGCTGCGTGGATTCAGCATGTATAAGTCTAACAACATGGGTGGTCTTGTCGCTAACGCTGACGGCCTCATCTTGGGCGGCCACATATCTGCGGTATGTACTGCACAGACTATCACCAGCACTGAGGTCATCCGTGACCCGTCTAGCTTTGGTGACATCTGCCGTGGTCTACACGTATACGGCGTTAAGGTTCTCCGACCTGAAGCCCTTGTTGGATGCTACTTCAACATTGCATAAGCTGTAACCAATTAAGTGCGGGGGCTGTAAAAGGCCCCCAATCTTTAACAAATTTAAAGGCTAAATAAACATGTCCACATCGTACTTAGATTTAACTAACGAGCTTTTGCGAGAACTGAATGAAGTTACGCTCACTTCGGGCAACTTTAATACAGCTATCGGGGTTCAGCAGCACGTTAAGGATTCTTTAAATCGCGCATACTTTGACATCATAAACGAAGAACCTCAGTGGCCTTTTTTATCCGTTGCCGAAAGCGGTGACGTAGACCCAATGTACGGAAACACTTATATTGAAACGGTAGCTGGTACACGCTTTTATGAGCTAAAACCTGCAAGTGATAGTATAACAACCGACTATGGCTCTGTTGATTGGGATAATTTTTATATTACGACCGTAGGAGTTACTGGGGAAACATCCCCCTATACTGGAAAGAACCTTTCCTTTATGACTACCGAAGCTTGGAAAACATTTAGACGAGTTTCAGAAAATTTAGATGACGCAGATGCCCAAGCATTTGGAGTACCTAATAGCGTTATTAGAAGTCCTGACAGCCGCAAGTTTGGACTTAGCCCAATTCCCGATAAAGTATATCGTGTTTGGTTTTATGCATGGAGTTTGCCTACAAAACTAACCGCATACTCAGACACCCTTGTGTTTCCTGAGATGTACAGCTCAGTTCTTTTAGCTAGAGCACGTTATTATATTTGGCAGTTTAAAGACAATCCACAAGCAGCATCATTTGCAATGGAAGACTATAAAAAAGGATTACGCAGTATGCGTTCTAACCTTATTGAACCAGTACCTACTTTTATTAAAGATGACCGAGTGAGATTCGTATAATATGGCAGCTTCCCAACCTTTTGGTATCTCATGCAAAGGAGGTTTAAATACTAACCTCAATCAGCTTGAGATGCTTGCCCAGCCCGGAGTAGCTACAAAGCTTTTAAACTTTGAAGTAGACCCAGACGGAGGCTATCGCCGCATAAACGGCTATACTCCCTTTGGTGGAGATGATGCTATTAGACCTACTGGCGGTAATGACCCTATTTTAGGTCTCCATACGTATGCAGATGGTCTTATTGTATGTGCAGGAACTGGCATTTATTTTAGCCAAGATGGAACTAGCTGGCTTCAAGTAAATAGAATTTCTAGCGGTGGCGGAGATGACTATACTACTTTTACAGGAAAAAGTCTTTTAGCAAGAACTAATCAAAAGCAATGTAGTTTTTCTTTGTTTTCTAATAGCTATGATTATGGCGAGCTTATTATTGCTGACGGCGCTAATCAACTTTTTAGTTTTAGAATGGAAGGTTTTGGCGCATTAAATACTAGGACATTTCACACACAAGAAATTTCTATTATTTCTGGCACACATGCAGTCAGAGAAATAACAGTACACGACCATCACTTAGTAGCTGCTGGAGTTACAGACCACGAGTCTACAATATATTATAGTGTTAATTTAGACCCTGATAACTTTACTGGTGCTGGAGCTGGGGCAGTTACAATTTCTGATGTTATTGTAGGCATTAAAAGCTTTAGAAGCGATTTAATTATATTTTGTCAGAATAGTTTACACAAATTAATAAACATTAACGACTCCAGCAATATTCAAGTTGTACCTATAGCAAAAAACATAGGTTGTTTAGACGGCAAAAGCATTCAAGAAATTGGAGGCGACTTGGTGTTTTTGGCTCCTGACGGTATTCGTTCTGTTGCCGGCACTGCCCGTATTGGCGATGTTGAGTTAGGCTCAGTAAGCCGGCAGATACAATCAGTAATTTCAGACTTAGCTTTTGCTATAAATACTTATACAATTTCAAGCGAAGTTTTAAGAAGTAAATCTCAGTACAGATTATTTTATACTGTAGCTGGAGAAGCCCCATCTTTAACTAAAGGTATTATTGGGACTTTAACGCCTAACGGTTTTGAGTGGTCACAAACACAAGGCATTCAAGCCACTGCTTTTACTTCGGAATTTGATTCTGACGGCATAGAACAAGAATATCACGGAGATTATTTTGGCTACGTCTATAATCACGATACAGGCAATAGCTTTTATTCAGGCGGCGTTCCTTTTAATATTTCAGCTCAGTACACAACGCCTAACTATGACTTTGGTGACATTGGAACTAGAAAGACTTTACATTACGCAAAGATTTCTATTACGCCTGAAGGCGAAGCGCAACCGACACTTAGAGTGCGTTATGATTACGAAGACACAGACATACCGCAGCCAGCCGATTATGTTTTAGATTCTATACCGCTTCCTGCATTGTTTGGAACCGCAATATTTGGAACAGCAGTATTTGGCGCAAGCAACGACCCAATGATTCGACAGGCTATACAAGGTAGTGGACATTCGTGCAACTTTAGAATTAGTAGCTCAGACTCAAAAGCACCATACGCAATTAACGGCATATACATAAATTACGTACCAGCAGGCAAGAGATAAACCAGATGGCAGGAAAAAGATATACAAGACAAAGTAGCCTAACAGACGGAGACAATATTACAGAATCACTGATAAATGAAGAATACAAACAACTGGAAAATGCTTTTGCATATTCTTCATCGGGCTTAACTGGGCATCAACACGATGGCGGCCCCGGTGAAGGCGGCAACATTGAAATTATTGGCGACCAAGATTTTAAAAACAAGATAGTTGTTGACAGCACTAACAACCGCTGGAGCGTTTACGTTGAAGTGGGCGGCACAGCCGTTGAACAAGTACGCATTGAAGACGGTGTAGTGTATCCTGTGACCGATAGTGACGTAGACCTTGGCACAGATGCAGCACGTTTTAAAGCTGCCTACATTGATAGCATCACAGCTACAACGTCTTTAAAACTTGGCAATAGCATTACTGTTACTGCAATCCTTGACGAAGACAATATGTCTAGCAATAGCGCAACAGCTCTTGCAACTCAACAGAGCATTAAAGCTTACGTAGACGCACAAGTTACTGCACAAGACCTAGACCTGACTGACGGCACAACAAGTATCTCAATTGATTTAGACTCTGAAGCTTTGAGTGTTCTTGGCGGGACTGGTATTACTTCGACTGCAAGCGGCAATGGCGTAACGCTTGCAATTGATAGCACTGTTGCAACGCTTACAGGCTCACAGACGCTAACCAATAAGACCTTAACTTCTCCTGACGTAAATGGCGGTACTATAGACGGCACTGTAATCGGTGGCACAACAGCCGCAGCAGGTTCATTTACAAACATTATAGTAGGCGGCACAGTCGATGGTCGTGATGTTGCTACAGATGGCGCAAAGCTAGATGGCATTGAAGCCCTTGCAGACGTAACAGACACTACAAACGTCACAGCCGCAGGCGCTCTAATGGATTCTGAAGTCACTAACCTTGCACAGGTTAAGGCTTTTGATTCTTCAGATTACGCTACAGCCGCACAAGGTGCTACAGCAGACGCTGCGTTGCCTAAAGCTGGTGGTGCTATGACTGGCGCTATCACAACCAACAGCACCTTTGATGGCCGTGATGTTGCTACTGACGGTACTAAGCTAGACGGCATTGAAGCCCTTGCAGACGTAACAGACACAGCTAATGTAACAGCCGCTGGTGCTTTGATGGACAGCGAGCTAACTAACATCACTGCTGTTAAAGCATTGAACCAAGGTGTTGCTACTACTGACAGCCCTAGTTTTGTAGGCTTAACTGCCTCTGGCGAAATCACAGCCAACGGCGGCATAGCATTGGGCGATGGTGACAAGGCTACGTTTGGTGCTGGTGATGATTTACAGCTTTATCATGATGGGTTTAATAGTTATATAACAGATACAGGGACAGGTAATTTATATGTCAGAGCCAGCAATGAACTAGCCTTAACTTCTGCGGCAGGAGAAGCGTTTTTCTTAGGTATTGCAG